ATTTACGCCCCCTTTCATAGTTAATCATAACATTTAAGGTCGTGTAAAGCAATAAAATATCGAAAATCAGGTGAGAAAATGGCAAAACTTAAACTTATTGACACAGTCGAAATCGTTTCAGACAAAATTACCAACGAAAATTAAGGAGGTGTACATATGCCGAGAGAAAGACCTATCATCAATTGGGATGAAGTGCCGGTGATAATTGATGTGCCGTATGTGGCACGGTTGCTTGCACTTAATGTTGATTACACAACACGGCTTGCACAAAGGGGCGTTCTTCCTGCCCACAAAATCGGAAAGCTTTGGCGATTTGATAAGGAAGAAATCAGACAATACATAAAGGAGCATTAAAAATGGCATTTAAAGATTTAGAAACAAAAAGGTCGCTTAGAAAAAAGTACCGTGACAGCAAAGAACAACTTAAATACATGCAAAAAAGTCTTGCAAGCACCGAGCAGGAGCGTGACATTGCGAACAGCCGTCTTGAAAAAACAAAAGCAAAGCTTAACAAGGTGACAGCCTTATATGTTGCCGAAAGAGCGAAAAACGCAGAACTTGCCCGCAAGCTCAAAACCTACGAATCATCGGACCCCGAAACAATCGTTTTTGAATGTGTGGGGGTTGAAAATGCCAACGACTACAAGGTTGTTTGATGAAAAGAACATTTTGCGGACCTTAGCAAAATGTTTATCAAATATAAAGGTGGGAAAATATTTTGAATTACACTGATTTTATATCCTCAAACGGATACATATGCACTGAATCTGAGTTTGAAATTGCTAAGGCACACGCTAAGAACAAGTTGGCGGTTATTATCAGCCGATTTGGTGATGCAAACGGTGAACGCCTTGAGGATTATTACCTTGAACAGCTTATCAGGGAAGAACTCAGAGCTGAAAGAGCATCAAAGGCGTTGTTTGAAATGCAACTTGCAGGCAAAGAGAAATCCCGCATTGCTTAGGAACAGCAACACGGGATTAAACAAAAAGAAATTTAAACAAGCTCATTATATCATATTGAATCGAAAAATCAATAGTTAGGAGATATTAAAATGTGCGAAGTATGCAGAAGCACTCCGTGTAATCCGATGTGCCCAAACGCACCGCAAGTACTGGTAATGGGGCATTGCAGAGCGTGCAACGCAGAACTCAGATATGATTATACATATTTCAGAGATACAAACGATGATATTTTCTGTTCTCGTGAATGTGCCGAACTTTTTCACGGCATTACCGAGGAAGAATGGTCAATAGATTAAGGAGGTAACATAAAATGACCAAAATTACAGAACCCGTTAATTTGCTTGAAACTGCTGATATGGAAGAAGTAAAAAATCTGTCAACAGTTAATGATGCAGAACCTGATTCAACCGATTTAATTCAGGTAGCTCAGATTCCTGTCATCATCGAGAATCTCAAGCTGGTTAAATCTGAAATTGAGAAAAAGGTAAACACTGCCTGCGAAATGATATGTACAGACGAAAACTACAAGGAAATCAAGAAGTTGCGTTCATCGCTCAATAAGGAATTTGCGGAATTTGAAACTCGCCGAAAAGCGGTTAAATCGGAAATAATAACACCTTATGAGGCTTTTGAAACAGTTTACAAAGATTGCGTGTCATTGCCTTATAAGAAAGCTGATTCCGCCCTTAAAGGTAAGGTTGACGCTATTGAGCAGGGTCTTAAACAGGAAAAGTACGAAAAATCAAAAAGCTATTTTGATGAGTATTCAAAATCACTCGGTATTGATTTTGTGGCATATGAGCAGGTTAGTTTAAACATTACTATGAGCGTATCTCTCAAAAAGCTTAAAGAAACTATAAAATCTAACCTTGACAAGATTATGGATGACTTAAAGCTTATCGCAACGCAGGAGCACAAGGACGAAATCCTGTACGAGTATAAGCGGTCTTTGAATGTATCGGTTGCAATAACTTCCGTAACCGAGAGGTACAAGGCTATTGAAGAAGAAAAAGCAAGGGCAGAAGCCGAAAGAGCAGAGCGTGAAAAAGCCGAGCAGGCTGTGAGCAACACTCTTGACGAATATGAACCGTTTGTTGCAAATGTGCCTGAAGAAGTTGCTCCTCCGGTTGAAGAAATATCAGAACAGGCACAGCAGGATGAAAAAGTCCTATCATTGTCATTCAAGGTTTACGGTACAAAATCACAGCTTAAAGATTTTGCACTCACTGTTAAGCAGTTAATCAACGAAAGGGGATTACGCTATGAGTAATTATAATAATCAAAACAATCAGATTCAGCAGAGAAAGCCGAAGTTTTCGTCAATGCTCCAGACACAGGCTTTTCAGAAAAGTCTTTCAAACTCAATGAAAGACCCGAAGGAAATTCAGAAATTTACGGCGGCTATCACATCTGTGGTGAGTACAAATCCTGCACTCGAAGAATGCGATGCAGCTACAATTCTTTCGGCGGCTCTTTGCGGTCACTCTCTCGGACTTCCTCCGTCACCACAGCTCGGTCAGTATTATATGGTCCCGTTTAAGGACAGAAAAAATAAGCGTACAACAGCTACATTTGTTCTTGGCTATCGTGGATACATACAGCTCGCTATTCGTAGTGGTCAGTATAAAAGACTTAATGTTGTAGAAGTAAAAGAGGGCGAACTACTTAACTGGGACCCACTCACCGAGGAAATAGCAATCAAAATGATTGAAGATGAAACAGAGCATGAATCTGCCGAAACTATCGGATACTATGCTTATTTTCGCTATGTAAATGGCTTTGAAAAGGCTCTTTACTGGAGTAAGGATAAGATGAAACAGCACGCATTAAAGTATTCAGCCGGATATGCAAGCGATGTCAATAAGGGTACAAGTTACACTTTTTGGGCAAAGGATTTTGATGCTATGGCAAAAAAGACAATGCTCAGACAGCTTATCAGCAAATGGGGCGTTATGAGTGTTGAAATGCAGACAGCGTATGAAGCTGACAATCATATAATCAATGCCGACGGTACTCCCAATTATGACACCGATACCATGATTGATGCAGAAGTTCCTGCTGAAACACCTGAAATTTACAATTCATCTTCATCTGAACCGGATGAAGAACAGTTCTCTATTGATGATCTTGCAAAATGAAATGATTGATTTAGAGATAATAAGCACAGGCTCTAAGGGCAACGCAGTCTTTCTTGACGGTCAAGTCTTGATTGACTGCGGAGTGCCGTTCAGCAAACTTGTTGAGTGTGAAGTGGTTGACCGAGTTAAATATGTTTTTTTAACTCATCAACACGGAGACCATTGTAATGTTGCTACTCTAAAGCGACTGCTGTCCGAACACCCTTGTATTCGGATAATTTACCCCAATTATCTTTGCAAAAAGCTTTTTTTATTAGGTGATACCTCCTTTCAATACAATTCTTTCATAGTCGCTCAGGATAAATGGTACTCAATCAGCAATATTACTTTTTCAGCAGTACCACTTCGGCATGATGTTCCTAATATCGGCTGGAAGTTACACTTCAACACTCAACAGGGGATATATAAAGTTATATACGCAACTGATACATCGGAAATCGCTCATATAACAGCTAAGAACTACGATTTGTATCTTGTAGAAGCTAACTACTCAAAAACAGAATTACTTAATCGAATAAAAGATAAACGATTGAAAGGTCAATATGTGTACGAAGATAGAGTTCTTCGTACACATTTGAGCAAAGAAAAGTGCGATGAATGGTTGTATCAAAATATGGGTAATAACAGTTTCTTCGTTTATATGCACCAACACGAGGACTTAGTATGATTACATCAGCGAACATAGTATCTTATGACGGATATAACTTAATAGTAAGACCGCATGAGCGTATCGGCAGAGAACTTGCACAGAAACAAGTACATGAAATTGAACTCAGAATTGTTGACGGACGCACGATTTCTGCCGAACAGCGAAGAAAAATATACGCAATCATCAGAGATATAGCATTTTGGTGCGGAGATAATCCCGAATGGATTAAAGAATATTTCAAGTTTAATTTTTGCGGTGAATTTGGCATTGAATACTTTTCACTGTCTGATTGCGAAAAAAGCGTAGCAAGAGATTTCATAAGCTATCTGATAGATTTTTGTTTCTACCAAAATATCGGAACAAGAGATACTCTGCTTAATGTTACAGATGATATAGGCAGATACTTGTACAGTTGTCTTGAAAATCGTAAGTGTGCAATATGCAATGCACCAGGTGAAGTTCATCATGTTGACAGAATTGGTATGGGGCGAGATAGGGAACAGATTGTACATATAGGATTAAAAGCTATATGCCTTTGCAGAAAACACCACGATGAAGCACATCGGCACGAAAAAGAGCTGTTTGATAAGTACAAAATCTACGGTATAGAGCTTGATGAATATCTTTGTACAAAGCTGAAACTTAATACAAAAGGAAAGAGGTGATACAGTGAATGGCTGGACAACCAAAGCGAGGGCTTGACTTTGCGGCTTGGGATGTTCACTTGTTCGATGATGATGAGAGATTTGATGTGCTTATTGATGCACAGGGTTGGGACGGCTTTGGAGTATTTTTTTGGATTTGTACCAAAGCTTATGCAACAAATGGTTACTATTATGAGTGGCGAGAAGAAACCAGTGCTGCCACGATAGCGAAACGAATGAGCGGTGGAATTAAATCAGATACGGTAAATCAGGTAGTTAAGCTTTGCTTACGAATTGGGCTGTTTGATAACGGGCTGTTTGATAGGGAGAGCATACTGACCAACAAAATGATGCAAGAACGATATATGTACGCTATCGAAAAACGCTCCGTGCGAGGTCGCACAATAAATAGATTATATTGGCTTTTGAAAACGGAAGAAACAAAGGCTTATATAGTTATACCTGAAAATGAGCATAATCTCTCCGAGAATGAACATAATCTCTCCGAGAACGACACAAAGAAAAGTAAAGGAAAGGAAAGTAAAGGAAATAGAAATAATTATTATGCGATGCCGTCTGCAAATGCAGCCGACACCGCCGGTGAAAATATTTTTATTACATTACCTTTGAACGATAAGAGTAATTATTCAGTTTCAAAATCTGATGTTCAGCACTACAAAATTTTGTATCCTGCTGTTGATGTAGAACAACAATTGCGTTCGATGTTGGGGTGGCTCGAAGCTAATCCGAGCAGGAGAAAAACAAGAACCGGCATTAAAGGGTTCATTACTAAATGGCTTAATAAGGTCCAAGACAGAGGAGGTGTAGGATATGGATTCAATCCAAGCGATAATGTCAAGAATAATGTCACCACAGCGAGCGGAGGAAATTATCCAACGGGCGAGAAAGTCTTCTAAAGAACTCACTCCGAGAGAAAGAGCCGAACAAGAAGCAAAAGTGTTTAACTCAACACCCGGTAAGCTCATTGGCTATGAGTGCGAGAAATGTATGAACCGAGGCTATATTTACCGTGTAAAGGCAGGCGAAACGCCTTTCGGGCAGGTTACATATGATGTGGTTGCTTGCAAATGTGATTGTATGAAAATTCGAGATGAACTTCACAGAATGCAGAACAGCGGTCTTCAAAAACTTCTTAAACGATATACTTTTGAAAGTTACAAGACAACCTCAGATTGGCAGAAATATGTGAAAGATAAAGCATATGAGTACATTGACAAATGCTCTGATTGGTTCTTCTTCGGCGGTCAGCCCGGTTGTGGAAAGACACATATATGTACGGCTATTGTCGGAGCATTACTCAAAAAAGGCAAAGCACCTAAATATATGCTTTGGCAGGATGATATTACCAAAATCAAGCAGGCATCGAGTAATTTAGAGGTGTATGAAGCTCTCATAAATTCATATAAGCAAGCGGAAATTCTTTACATTGATGATTTCTTTAAAACTCGCAGGGGCGATTTTGTCTCAACAGCTGATGTCAATGCTACATTTAAGATTATCAATTACAGATACAATGAAGGATTGCCGACTGTCATAACATCTGAATTATCACTTGAACAGATTTCGCAGATTGATGAGGCTTTAGGCAGTAGAATTTCAGAAATGGCTAATCCGAAAATTTTTATTAAAGCCGATAAAAATAAGAATTACCGTTTTACGAGAGGAAATGAAAATGATGTCTGAAGCACAGGAGCAATGTAAACTCATTAAATGGGCGGATAAATGTGTGCAAATGAAAATACATCCTGAACTTTCAATGCTGTACGCTGTTCCAAATGGTGGCAGAAGAGATAAAGCCGAAGCCGCACATCTTAAAAGGCAAGGAGTTAGGGCAGGTGTTCCGGATTTATGCCTTGCTGTGCCAAAAGGTAAATATCACGGATTATACATTGAACTTAAGGTAGGAAAAAATAAAACATCTGAACATCAAGACAGGTGGTTACAAAATCTCTCTCGGTGTGGTTATGCTGTCAAAGTATGTTATGGCAGCAGGTCAGCAAAACAAGCAATTGAAAAATATCTGAAATTGGGTGATTGCTGCTAATGAAATTGCAAATGTGTTGCAAGTGTAAACACGAATATCATCCGTGTAGCATACGGAAATGCCCGTACTCTGAAAAAGGTTTGTACATCTGCGTTTACTGCTGTAAGCACTGTAGGTTTTGCAAGCCCGTAAGTACAGGCTTTGTCTGTGAATTTGAAAGGAGAGAAAGCGTTGAAAGCAAGAATACCAGTTAAGCTAAAAAAAAGAGGCTATGGCGGAGATTAACCGCCTTGCCGACAGGGAATATCAGAAAGTCAAGGACAAAGAAATTGCGGACGCCACAAGGCGAATTTTTAAGACGATTGTATTTGCCTTGCATAAGGATTTCGGCTTTGGCCGTGACAGATGTGCGAAGGCTTTGAAGTCGATGACCGAAATAATTGAACACTCCGACACTGACGAAGTGTTTTGGGAGCATATCGACCGTGTGGTTATTGACAAGCTGAAACTTGAATTCGACAAACGAGATTATACCGACAACGGAAAAGTTGTTAATTTTGAAGGAGCAAGAAAGGGTCACGGAAAATGAATGAAACAGCCCTTGGTAGATATTATGATTTTTATGCCATCGATGAATATTATTGTGAAGATGACGAAGTTTTACCAAGACCTCACAAAGTTATCGGCAAACCTTGTGAAGCAAAAATTTACAAAAAGCACACATACTTTCATTGCCGAAGTATGTTGAGATAAGGAGTGATATAGAATGAGAGAAGTTACAATAGGAGATTTTGTAGAAACAATTCACGATATTAACGGTATTTTAACAGCCGTAAAAAGGGGTCATTATGGTTTAACTGCCTTTATTGCGACCGCTGATGGACGAACATTTTATTGTCCCGTTGGTGATTTAAAAGATTGTATTTATAAGGAGTGATATAGAATGATAAATAAAATCAGACACGAATTGTTTTGTATTAAATGGCTTTGGAAAAACAGAAAGTGGGAAAATACAAGGCAGAAGTACAAGACTATGGAGAAAGATTGGGAAAGAAAGTACAAACAATGATTGAAAAAGAATTAAAAATCCGTGATGTTTGCGGTGACTATGCATTGGATATACCCGATTATAATGGTAGCAATATTGAGATTGACGGAAGCAAACCCAACGAAGCAACCGTGTGTGATATGCAAGAGATTAAACACGGAAAGTGGGTATCGACTGGAAATGCTTTAGGGTACACTGAATATCATTGCTCAGAATGCAATAATTATTTATTCTTAGATTCTAAGGATAGCCAGTTATATCCATACTGCCCTTATTGCGGTGCAAAAATGGAGGTAAACAATGGTTGAAAAAGAATACATAGAGCGTGAAGCTGCACAGAAAGTTTTAGCAGATGATTACGCTTATAATGCCGCAAAATTGCTTGATACAGTACCCATCGCCGACGTGCAGGAAGTAAGGCACGGGGAAAATTTAACTAAAGCTCACCCTGTTGATGAATTTATTTGTTCTGAATGTGGTTATATGACCGAAGATTGCACAGAGAAAAAATATAGCCAGGACGGAGATTATTGTTATCTTTGCAAATATGAATATAAGTTTTGCCCCAATTGTGGTGCAAAGATGGATAAGAAGTGTGAAAAGTAATGAAAATTATGTATAACGAAGAAACGGGGAAATTTGAACTTGTTAAACAGCCATATAAGACCGTTGAAATTAGATGTGAAACCGAAGAAGATTACAACGATTTTGAAAAAATATTAGCTTTGAGTAAGCCGAAAAAGCCTATTCTGACTGATGAACAAGTTACCCGTTATGTGACTACATACGAATGTCCTAACTGCGGAAGGCAGTTCGTAGGCAACGGCGTATTGAATTACTGCTATAATTGTGGGCAGAAGTTAGATTGGTCTGATGAAATGGAAGGTGAAGAGTAATGAGAGAATATTTATTCAGAGGTAAGATGATAGCTAATGGTAACTGGTCAGAAGGCAATTTGCTTGTGACTGAGGAAGGCTGTGGTATAACCCCCAGTATAATCGTTTCGGGCAGCTATGTTGCGGTAGATCCCGAAACAGTCGGACAGTACACAGGCTTGACCGACAAGAATGGCACGAAGATTTTTGAGGGGGATATTGTAAAATATGGTGATACTGTTCATAATGTAGTGTTTGAACAAAGAAACGGAACAGCGTATTTTGGTCTTGTGTATTCAACACTTGAAACCTTATCGTTTGGATATTATCAAGATTTGAAACAAATTGAAGTAATCGGCAATATCTACGATAATCCCGAGCTTGTAGGAGGTGAAGAGAATGATTGATTGTTCTAAGACTGAGAACTATCTTGCTGAGAAAAAGAGGATGACAAAAATAACAAACACAGGTGTTTGTGAAATTACGTGTGCAAACTGTCCTTTGAGCGAAAAAAATAATGGTAAAGGAAGGCTTTGTGTAGATTATGAAATGCATCATCCCGAAGAAGCTATTTCAATAGTACAGCAGTGGTCGGACGAACATCCGCAAAGGACTTATTTGTCCGAATTGCTAACGCATTTTCCGAAAGTAAAACTTGACGATAAAGGAACACCCAAATGTGTATGCCCACATCATTTAGGACTGAATGAGATAGAAGATTGCGGCGGAACAGACAATTACTGTGCTGAATGCTGGAATCAGCCTATTCCTATTGCGGAAAGTGAGGTAGAAGAATGAAAATTGAAGAATTAAAACAGCATATAGAAGAATGTGTAGAACTCTTATCCAAAAAGCAAAAACAAGTATATGACAGCAAAAAGCGAAGAGGAAAAGACTTTTATATACTTGAAGGAATGATAACTGCATACGCAAGGGTAGGTCATTTTCTTGAAAATTTGGAGGAGTGATATAGATTGACGGTTAAAGATTATTTATATTCGGTCAGAGTTTCAGACAAGTTAATCAAAACGAAAGAACACGAGCTGTCAAAACTTAGGCTGAATATTGCACAGGTATCGGTTAAGCAGAACGAGCCTGTTAAGACATCGGGAGTTAATGACCCTATGCGGATAGTGGATAGGATTGCAGACCTGCAGACTGAAATCAATCGGGAAATTGACAATCTTGTGCGGTTGAAAACTGAAATCCGCAGTAAAATCAACGCACTTGACGATTACCGTTACATTGCAATTTTGACCGAGTATTACATAAATTGTCAGAGGTGGGAGGATATTGCCGAGAGTATGGAAATGAGCGTAAGGCATACTCTGAGATTGCACGGCGAAGCGTTACAGGCGTTCCGAAAAAAGTTCGATTTCTCGTAAAATTATTTTGAAATGTCATTGAATGTCACCCTTACCCTGCGTATAATGGTATTATGAAAGTTTGACAAACAGGACATATGTAAAACTCTCCTAAGATAAAAATTGCACAGACCGCTCTCGTTTGAGGGCGGTTTTGTGTTGTGAGGTGAAATTGATGTATAAAGACAAATGCGGTACAGGTTACGAAAACAGCACAAGAGCGATTTTTCAGGGTGCAGGAGAATATGACATCCCGATTATTGAGCCTACAAAAATTACAGAAAACAACTTTATCGGATTTAATGAAGTTTTGAGCAGTAAGCAGAACAACTGCGGTGTGCATTTCTTTTTGGACGATTACCAGTTCCAAAGATTATGGCATACACCCGACAGGTACATTGAGAGACTACAAAAATTCAGTTGTGTATTATCGCCTGATTTCAGTCTTTACGCTGATTATCCAAAAGCGTTACAGATTTATAACCACTATCGCAAGCATTGGATAGGTGCATATTTACAACTCTACGGCATTGAGGTAATACCTACAATTTGTTGGAGCGACGAAAAAAGTTTTGGATGGTGTTTTGACGGCGAGCCTTTGGGTGGTACGGTTGCCGTATCAAGTGTTGGAACGCAGAACCGTACGGAATCAAAAGAACTGTTTTTGAAAGGTTACAAAGAAATGATTGAACGCTTACAGCCTGAAACAGTCATCTTCTACGGCAAAGTCCCCGAAGAATGCAAGGGAAACATCATCAACATTAAATCATTTCAGGAAAAATTTAGGAGGTCAGAATAAATGGGTGGCAGAGGTGGAAAAAGCGGAATAGCACTTAGTGTCGCACAAGAAAGAAAATTAGAAGACGCGGCTCAATTTAAGAGTGCCAAGCGTTACGGCTATGTTGCAGGAGCAAAACGTGTTGAATATACTGATTCAACCGGAAAAATAAGAAAGGCTGATACTGGCAGGGCAACAGGCGGAACATACAGAACAAGTTACAGTGAAGAGGTTGCAAAGTATGCTAAAATGTCTACAAAAAAACTTAACGAAGAACTGTCAAAACAGCGTGCTATTTCTGACAACAACTATCAACAGTTTGCACGAAGTGCGGCAAGTCGGAGTGCATCACAAGTTTCTAATTTTGCTTCTGCTGACAAAAAAATCAGAATGATAAAGCAGGTTTTAGCGAGGAAAAAAGTAATGTAATGGATATATTGGACAGTACAGAAATGTGCTGTCTTTTCTTTTGCTTATTTTTAGAAATTTCGGACAAAGAGAGGTGATACCGTGAAAGATAAATTAAATGCAAGACAGAGGAAGTTTGCGGAATATTATGCGCAGAGCGGTAACACCGTTCAGAGTGCGATACAGGCAGGATATTCAGAAAATTACGCAAACGCAAGAGCGTATGAATTGTTGGAGAATGTTGGAGTTTCAAAATACATCAAAGAGCTTTCCGATAAGCTCAAGAACGAACGCATTATGAGTGCAAAGGACAGGCAGGTTGCTTTGTCTGACATTGCAAGGAATGACGAGCAGGACACCTCCGACAGAATCAGGGCGATTGACACGCTCAACAAGATGACGGGCGAATACACCGTTAAGGTTGACGCAAAGGTTGAGCAGTCCGAAAAACTCTCCGATGTGTTCAGACAGTTAGGCGGTGAGGGCTTGAGTGAGTAGCTTTCCTTTGTCGCAAAAATACATTGACTTCATCAACACCACGAATGTGTCGGCTGAATTTCTTGAAGGCACTACCGCCTCTGGCAAAACTACCGTCGGAGCAGGCGTTAAGTTTATGCGAATGGTGTCGCAGTCGCCGAAAAAACTGCACGCAATAGCCGCCAAAACAACAGGTAAGGCGGAAGAAACTATCATTCAGCAGGACAATGGTATTCTCGACTTGCACCGCAACGCTGTCTATTGTGGTAACGGCGACAAGGATTACAAGCTGCCGCATATCAAGTTTGAGGACAAAATTATCTATATTCTCGGTTACAGCAGTCGGGATAAGTGGGAAATGGTTCTCGGTGCGCAGTTCGGATGTGTGTATATTGATGAGATAAACACGGCTGACATAGAATTTGTGCGAGAAATGTCAACCCGTAATGACTATATGCTTGCAACGCTGAATCCCGATGATCCGAGCCTTCCTGTGTATAAGGAGTTTGTCAATCGCTCCCGTCCTTTTAAAAAATATGAAAACGATGTTCCTCCCGAGATTACGGCGGAGCTTACCGAAGAACCTGTACCGAATTGGCGGTATTGGTTCTTTTCTTTTGCCGACAATTTAAGTCTTACGCCCGAACAGATTGAAAAGAAAAAGAACTCTGCACCGAAAGGTACAAAGCTCTATAAAAATAAAATCTTAGGTTTGAGAGGCAGAGCAACAGGGCTTGTGTTTCCGAATTTTGAGAGGGCAAGACACATCAAATCAAAAGAGTGGGCAGAAAAGTTTTTAAACTGTAACCGCAAGTCGGAACACTTTGTTCAGTTCACCGCAGGTCTTGATACCGCCTATTCGCAAAAGTCGCCTGACACTATCGCAATGACATTTTACGGCATTACCAATCACGGCAAGTGTGTTCAGCTTGATGAAAGAGTTTATAACAACGCTGAAATGCAAACACCTATTGCCCCGAGTGACACGGTGAAGAATTTTATTGATTTTCTTGACCGCAACCGTGATGAATGGGGCTTTGCACGCACGGCTTTTATTGACAGCGCCGACCAAGCGACTATTACCGAATTTCAAAAGTATAAGCGACAGCACGGCTGTGTCTATGACTTTGCAAATGCATGGAAGAAAACGAAGATTATCGACCGAATCAATCTTGTACTCGGCTGGCTTGCCACCGACTGTTATTTTGTGCTTGAACATTGTAAAAATACGATTGCCGAGTTTGAAATTTACAGCTGGCGAGAGGATAAAGACAACACACCCGAGGACGGTCACGACCATTGCATTAACAGCGGTCAATATGCGTGGCTGCCGTTTAAAAATATTATTGGAAGTGAAATAAATGGGGCTGATTAACAGAATGGCTGAATCTATCAGATCTGGAATTAAAAACTTTTTGCAGATTACTCCTGCAAGCGACAAAACAATTACCGTTACCGAAACAAGCAATCATCTGACTGAGTGCTTTATCAATCGCATTTGGTATTGGGGCAACAGCAGACAGCTTGCGGAGCTGTACAGGCAGATTGATACAAACAAAACTATGTTTTGGGCGGCAAAAAGCACAAAGGGGCTTGAAATCCGTAAAATACACACGGGCTTGCCGGCACTCATCTGCGAAACGCTTGTGAATATCGTAATTGCCGACTACAACGGCACAGATGTTACAAGTAAAAATTCAACCGCTTATGCAGAGCGTTGGGAAGACATTGAAAAGCAGAACAAGCTATCCGACACGGTTAAGCAAATGCTCCGTGACCTATGTGTTGTCGGTGACGGTGCTTTTAAGGTCAGCTTCGACACGGCTGTATCAGATGTGCCGATTGTTGAATGGTATCCTGCCGAAAACATCGACTTTACATATGTGCGTGGCAGAATCCGAGAGGTTAAGTTTTACACCGATTACACGCAAAAACACCGCCGTTACCGCTTTGAAGAAACATACGGTTACGGCTATATTCACTATGCTTTGTATGATGACAACGGCAAAGAGATTGACCTGCACACGGTTGACGCTCTTTCGTGGATTGATTCAAAGGGCGTTACATTTGACGAATCATATATGTGGGCTGTACCTGTCCTTTACGGCAAATCGTGCCACAAGGGCAGAGGTGCGGGCATTATCGGCATAAAAACAGACGCTTTCGACAGCCTTGATGAAGTATGGTCACAGTGGATGGACGCACTCAGAGCCTGCCGAACAAAGCAATATGTGCCTGATTGCCTTGTTCCGAGAAATCCCGAAACCTGTCAGCCGATATCGCCAAATCCGTTTGACAACCGATTTATCACCGTGGGCAACGATATGTCTGAAAACGGCAACGGCAACAGGATTTACACCGAAAGTCCGCAGATTCAGCACGAAAGCTATTTAAGCTCTTATATTACCGCTCTTGACCTCTGCTTGCAGGGGGTTATTTCTCCGTCAACCCTCGGTATTGATACGAAAAAACTCGACAATGCAGAGGCACAGAGGGAGAAAGAGAAAACAACTTTATACACAAGGCAGAACCTTGTAAAAATTACGCAGAACGCACTTCAAAGCCTTGTTGCAGTTGTACTCAATGCAGACGGTGAACTCAACGGCAAGGGTATTGTTGAGGGCTTGGAAGTATCCGTAAACTTCGGCGAATATGCAAATCCGAGCTTTGAAAGTCAGGTTGAAACCGTGTCAAAAGCAAGACAGGGCGGTTTGATGTCAGTTGAAACCTCGGTTGACGAACTTTACGGCGACAGCAAGTCGGAGGATTGGAAAGCCGAAGAGGTGCAGAGAATTAAGGAAGAACAGGGCATTGCAGGCGAAGAAGAAAAATCGGAACTTGACGATGTGGACCTTACCGACACGGGCAATGAACCCGATAAACCCGAAGATATCGCAAATCAGGACGATGACAGCAAATGGGTAAGCAATGAGTGATTACAACATTAAAGAGGCTTTTGAGAGAATTGAAAACGAGCTTATCGACAGTATGATGCGCAATTTCAGCCGCCACAGAGCAGAGGAAACCAAAGAGGGCTATAATTGGACTCAGTGGCAAGCCGAACAGCTAAAGAACCTTGAAGAATATCGCAGAAAAAATGCGAAGAAGTTCGGCAAGAGGTTTAAGAGCATTAACAGCAAGGTTGAAGAGATGATTCGCACGGCAAAGGCTGACGGCAGTTCAGACCAAGAGGCGGAAATACTCGAAACCGTAAAGAATGGATTTAAACCGCCCGAAAAGCCGTCAAAACACAGCACAGGCGAATTTTTTAAGGTCAACGAAAGAAAGCTTGACGCACTCGTAAAATCGACTACGGACGATTTAAAACGGGCAGAAACGGCAGTCCTGCGAATGAGCAATGACAAGTACCGCAAGGCGATTTTTAACGCACAGGTTGCAATGAATACGGGTGCGGTTACATACGAACAAGCCGTTGACATCGCCTGCAAGGATATGCTCAACGCAGGTCTTAATTGTGTGGAATACAAAAACGGTGCAAGGCATACGCTCTCGGATTATGCGGATATGGCGGTTAAAACAGCCAACAAAAGAGCCTATCTGCGTGGTGAGGGCGAAAAGCGAGCCGAATGGGGAGTATCCCTCGTTGTTGTGAACTCAAGACAGGGCGGTTGCCCCGATTGTGCAAAATATATCGGCAAGGTGTTTATTGACGATGTGTATTCAAACGGCAAGAAGTCTGACGGCAATTATCCTCTGCTGTCAACCGCAATCAAGAACGGTTTGTTTCATCCGAGATGTAAGGACAGCACAAGTACATATTATCCCGAACTTGATGATTTGGACGCACCGTTGTCTGAAGATGAAATCAAAGAGCTTGACCGTCAGCGAGGAATTGAGGAAAAACAGCAGTATGCACAGCGACAGGCAGAACGCTTTGACCGCCGTGCCGAATACAGCCTTGATGAGGACAATAAACGAATAGCCCAAACCCGAGCCGATGAGTGGCACGATAGGGCGGATCGGCTTGAAGAAAAGGTTAATAAAGCAGAAAGCAATTCATCTGAAAATGTTGCAAAATCGGGTGAAAGTGGTATAATAAAAGAGAAAAGTAAAAAGCCTATTACTCCGATAACCGATAAAGCTATCAGTTGTATTCCTAAAGTTGATATTGAAGGTTATACAGAAGAGCAGTGTTTGGAAATTCAAAAACAACACAAGGAGCTTTTGAAAATTTCAAAAGAACAAAATGACAATAAAGAAGTTGCCTTCGTATTAAAAAATGATGTGTCCAAAATGATTACAGAGCCTATTAAAGGAACTGATGAAAAAATAGATTTTGGATCAGCACTTCAAGGCAAAGATTTATTTGTTATGCACAATCACCCGAGAAACAGCAGTTATTCTTTAAATGATATTATCGAATTTATTAAGAATGATAGTATAAAAACATTTACTATTGTGAAAAACGATGGCAACATTGAAGTATTAACAAAGTTGAAAGGATACGACAGGCTATCACTTTTAACAGAGTTACAACGAATGGAAAAAAAGAGGATAAAAACAGGTTCTGACAGTGAATACAGAAAGGTTATTGATAAATTTTTAAGTAAACATCAAGAAGGAGGTTTATTTGAATGGAAGAAATAAACAAATCTGTTTTAGATGGTTCTAACGAAGAAGCTTCAAAACGTCTTGACGAAATAATTAAAGAACTTGAAAAACAAAGAAACAAAAACTAACCGCTCCGTAAAAAGGGCGGTTTTGTTGTTTAACTTGCCTGTAACTTACCAAGACAAAACTTAACGCATCGAATCAGCACTTTGAGAAATCAGAGTGCTTTTTTTGTATTTAAACCAGTCGATTTCGACCAGTTTAGACAGTTAATTAACCTTTTAATGTGCCCAAGTCATATTAAGGGCGTGTTAAACTGTATTTTGGGCGTGTTAAAACGCATTAAAGTCACATTGAAAGGTGGTGACAGAATGAAAATCAGAGTAACAACAGCATTTAACGATAAGCAGAACGGATATGTACCCCGTCCTGTAAATGAAGTCTTTGAATGTTCTGACGAACGAGCCAAACAGCTCATTGACGGCGGCTTTGCAGTTGAGGTTAAACCAAACGCTCCTAAAAAGCCGAGAACAAAGAAAACAGAATCAGCAGATTAAGCACTTTACGAATATGTAAGGTGCTTTTTTATTGTCCGAAGACATTAAACTACGGGAGACACCGTGCAAAACTGAAACAGAGAGACACTGTATAAACTGATTACGGGAGACACCCGAAAAACTGAAAGGATATGAAAAAAAATGGCAGAACCAAATCCAACACCAACCCCAAATGAACCGACACCTGCACCGCAGGGAACTCCACAGGGAAACGCTCCTGCCTTTGATTACGACAAGCTCGCAAGCCTTATTACAGGCAAACAGAGCGTGACAGAGGACACCGTTTTGAAGTCATATTTTAAGGAGCAGGGATTGTCAGCCGATGAAATGAAACAGGCTATCGGAGCATTTAAGGAGCAGAAAGCTAAGAATACTCCCGACTTTGCAAAAATGCAGTCGGAAGTTGAATCTGCAAACAACGCAAAACTTATGGCAGAAGTCAACCAGTCGGCAACCCTCGAAGCCGTAAAACAGGGCGTTGACATTGCAACCGTGCCTTATGTGCTGAAAATGGCAGATTTTTCAGGGACGGTTACAGACGGCAAAATCAATGCCGAAAAGCTCACCGAGGCGGTTAAAAAGGTGCTTGACGATATCCCCGCACTCAAGGGCAAACCTGCCGAGAACGGCGCAGGAGTTAAGAAAATCGGCGGTGACGGCAACGGCAACAAAAATTTAACAGAAGATGCCTTAAGAGGAATTTTCGGCATCAAATCGAAAAAGTAAGAAAAGAGGTAAATAATTATGGCAGTATTAGAATACGCAACTATTTTCAGTAATGTTTTAAGAGAATTGTACGGTCAAGCCCTTACTTGTGATGACCTTTACCACTCAAACTCTGACATTCAGATTATCAACGGTAAGGATATTAAAATCCCGAAACTCTCGGTCAGCGGTTATAAAGACCATACACGAGGTGCAGGCGGTTTTAATTCGGGTACATATTCAAACGGTTACGAAACCAAAACCCTTGACCACGACAGAGATATTGAGTTTGCTATCGACCCTATTGATGTTGACGAAACAAATATGGTAGTGACTATCGCAAATATTCAGACACGCTTTGAAAAAACACAGGCTATACCTGAACTCGACTGTTATACTTACAGCAAGCTTTATACAGAAGCTAAGCGAGTTGGTGCAACAGTAAAAACTACTGCATTAACTGCGGCGAATGTGCTTGCAGATTTTGACGATAACCTTGAGGCTTTTGCCGAAGCGGGTGTACCGCTCGACAGGGTTATTCTTTATGCGACACCACAGTACAAAAAGCTTTTGAAGAATGCAGAGGGTATTCAGAGAACACTTGAAATCAGTTCCGCAAAGGGCATTGACCGCCGTGTTCGTTCCGTTGATGATATTGATAAGATTGTAGAAGTGCCAAGCTCAAGAATGAAGTCTTTGTTTGATTTTACAAACGGTTGTGTTGCTGACAGCTCAGCTAAGCAGATTGACTATATTCTTATTGACCCGGAAGCACAGGTGTCAAGAGTTAAGTATTCATATATCAATGTCTATACTCCGGGTTCTGACAGCCGAACAGCTGATAATTATATATATCAGAACAGAAAAGTTAATGGTACTTTTGCCATTGACGAACTTATGAAGCAGGGCGTAATCATTCATGCCGAGGCTTAAAGCGAGGTGAGAAAAAATGAAAGCAATCAAAGACAATAAGTCATATACAGTCAACACAGACGAGGAAGCTAAGATTTATGTATCCCGTGGTTATGATATTCAGGATGACAACGGCAAAATCAAAGAATATGGATTAGGCAAGAAAATTTCTGTTGATGATTACAATACTTTGAAGAAAGAAAATTCAAAGCTCAAAGCCGAAAACAAAAAACTTAAAGAGAGTACCAAGTCAGACACAAAGGAGTAAATCTATGTATGCCGATTACATTGAACATCAGGGCGGAGATGAAAACAGTATTGTTTCTGCCGAACACATTGATGTTCTGACTTTTAACCGCATTGATTTTGAAAAACTTTCGGAAATGCAGAAGAGAATCATCAGCAGAGTGCATAGCAGACTTACTGCTTTTGAAGAAGAAAATGCCGATATGATTTCTTCCTATCTGAAAAGCTATTCAATCAACGGCACATCAATGGAATTTGGCGCAAGCTGGAACTTAATGTGTATCAGCGGTGTGGCAATTCCTGCCGACCTCTATGCATTGCTAAAATCAACGGGACTTTGCTACCCTGCAATATGAGGTGATATACTTTGAAATTTCCTCCACTTGTTAAAAAACAGTTCTGCAAAACTCCTGTTGAGGTCACAATCTACGGTGAGGGTGTTACCGAAGACGGAGCACCCCTGACCGTGTTTGAATGCAAAAACCTGTATCCCTCAGACAGCTTGTACCCGTCAGCAACCCTGCACGGTGGTTCTGCCTTGTGTAATATGCAGTCAAAGGCAAAGACGGTCTATACCAAAGAGCAGAAAATTGTTCAGGTGTCGGCTGTCTTGCTTTTTGACGGCGACATTGCTCCCGACAGCCCCACTTTAAGCGGTGGCTTTGTAATCCTTGACGGCGTAAAACGAAACATCGTACAGGGTACAAAACACCGCAACCCCGACGGCAAAGTTAATTTTACGGAATTGGATGTGATTTAATGGGATTTTCGGTATCATCAAAAATCAAACTCAACATGCCTGTTGTAAAACAGCTTGATAAGGCAAAGCAACAGGCTCTTGAACAGACAGGTGATGCACTTCTCACACAGGTGAAAAACGCACAGGTAATGCCGTTTGATACAAGCATACTTCAAAACGATAGTACCTCTGTTGATTATTCACAAAGTGCAAAGGGGGTAGTTAAAATTGTGTCAAGCACTCCGTATGCAAGGCGGTTGTATTTTCATCCCGAGTATAATTTCAGCCGTAAGGAAAACATTGCCGCCGGCGGTAAATGGTTTGCACAGTGGCTTGAGGGCGGTACACGGCAGAATTTTTGCAGTCAAACATTCACTAAAATATATAGGAGAAATACAGGACTTTGATTTACTTATCGGACATCAGAGATTGGCTCAAAAGCGTTACCTCAGCCGAGCATTACTACATCGGTAAACTCGACAATAAGCAGGATAAGTCAATCGGTGTGTATTCATTAAAGCAGTCGGGAACACCCACAAGGGCAATCGGCGGTGAAAGTACCTACGATACAATAAGCGTGTCTTTGCTTATCCATTACACCGACAACGCAAGAGAAACCGAGAAGTTTGCACGCAGACTTTACGAAACGCTTTGCGACATTAAAAATGTTGAAATTAAGGAACACAAAATCTATATAATCGAACTGCTCACGGAAGAACCCGTTGATGTGGGAACAGACGACAAGGGTGTGTATGAGCAGGTCATTGAAGTTAAATTTTATTACGAAAGGAAGTAATTTTATGGCAAAAGTTGAATCGGGAGTATTCCCGTGCTATGAAAATCAGTTTGCGGTTGGCAAGACAGGAACAGAATCCGCCACGACAAATATTGCTAACTGCGAAGAATTTTCCGTTGCATTTGACAACGGTGTCGAGGAATGGACAGCCTTTGAAAACGAGGGCTGGAAGTCAAGGCTTATGACAGCAAAGTCAATCACAATTTCGGTAAAGGGCAAGCGTACAATCGGTGACGCAGGCAATGACCAGATTGCCGCCCTTGCATTTGAAAACGGCAGAAAGGCAGAAGTTCCGTTTATGTGGACCTTCCCCAACGGTGCAAACGTCCTCTTTAAAAATGCAGTTGTATCCGTTACATCAAACGGTGCAGGCGCAAGTACGGGTGTTGCTCCGCTTGAATTTGAAGTTATGTCAAACGGCAAACCTGTATATACAGCAGCCGCTTAAAAAACGAAAGGAATGAACGATTATGTCAAAGTTAATTGATATTACAGACAAGCTTAATTTTGAGGAAAAGCCGAGTGTCAGAGTTAAAAATGTTGACCTTGCAATCAACAATGACGCAGTTTCAATGCTCAAAGTTGCGGCACTTTTTGAGGACGGCAACGGTAAAAGTAAAGATGTTACCGAAATGTATCATCTTCTTTTTGATGAATCCGAGAGAGAAAAGATTGAAAAGTTAAAGCTGAATATGCACGATTTCAACGCCCTTATCAGCGAATCTGCCAAAATTGCAACAGGCGATTTGACTGACGAGGGGGAAGTTCAGACCCCGGCTACGATCTGATTGATGACTTTGATTTAATCGTGTCGAGCTTTCGCTCGGAGTACGGGGTCAGCATTTATTCAAAGGATTTTGCTAAAATGAGTTGGAATGAGTTCTGCTCACTTCTGCAAGGCTTAGGACCCGAAACACCGCTTGCAAGAACGGTTCAAATTCGCCTTGAAACCGACAAAGAGGTCTTGAAAAACTTTACTTCGTCACAGCATAAAATCCGCAACAAATGGCGGTCAAGAAATGTAAAGCACTATTCAGACGAAGATATGAACACCGTTCTTGCAGAATTTCAAAACTTTTTTGCCAATCTGTAAATTTGTACATAATTTTCACTGTATCTACAAAATTCTTGACAATGTTAATACATAGTGATAAAATGTAACATACACTAACAAATTTATTAAGGAGAGTGTATGTTTATGAAATGTCCACATTGCGGGAACGAATTAAAGGACGATGCAAAATTTTGTGACAAGTGCGGTGCAGGCTTTGGCGGAAACGATTCAACCTCGGCAACCGTAAATCCTGCAAATGCGAAGAAGAAAATTTACAAGCGTTGGTATTTTTGGGTTATTATCGTTGTTGCTATTATGATTGTTGGCGGTGTAAACGGTGCAATTAACGGTAACAGCAGTTCAAACAAATCAAAGCAGGAAACTACTGTTGCAAATCAGAGTTCAGAAAAAGCAACTGAAAAAGCGACAGAAGCAGCGACCACAAAAGAAGTTGCAACAGAAAAGCCTACTAAAGACCCGAAGAAGGTTGAAAAAGAATTTAAAGACGGTTGCAAAACAATCGACTTTAAAACTCTTTCAAGAAACCCTGACAAGTACAAAGGTAATGACTACAAGTTTGAAGGTCAGATTATTCAGGTTCAGGAAGGCTGGGGCGATTCGGTTGACCTGAGAATCAATATAACCAAAGAAGAAAATGAGTATCTTGATGAACCATTGTGGACTGATACAATCTACGCAACTGTAGAAATTCCTGACGGTGCGGACAAACTCCTTGAAGATGATGTAATCACATTCTGGGGAACTTGTGACGGCGACTATACATATGAAACCGTAATGGGCAACAATGTGTCACTTCCGAAAATCGACATCAAATACTACGAACTCAACAAATAAAACAAAAAGCCACTCCAAACGGGGTGGCTGTTCTTTTGCAAAATTTTATTAGCGTACATCATAACGGTGTGCGCTGTTTTTATGCCTGTTTTTAAAGAATCTAAAATGAAAGGAAGTGGTGAATATGGCGACAAAGGCGGGTGAAATTGAACTTGATGTCAGGCTTACGGGTGATGATATTTCCAAAACATTGCATAAGATTTCCGATTCAATTACAAAAAAGTTTGATTCGGCATTTTCAAGTCTTTCAAAAGATTTTGAAAATGTAAGCACGGATATGAAACAGTCCTTTTCAAAGGTTTCGGAGGGCGTTTCTCAGAAAACCGAGAAAGAGTTTTCAAATATCAAAGGCAGCGGTGAGCAATTAAGCAATTCGGTTTCATCTTCGTTTAAGAAAATAGGAATGGCTGTGGTTGCCGCTTTTTCTGTTGCAAAAATCAAGGAGTTCGGTCAGCAGTGCATTGAATCGGCTGCGGAAGTCAATGCGGCAAATTCGCAGTTTGAACAGACATTCGGCACAATGCAGTCACAGGCAGAATCAGCCATTCAGAGCGTTGCCGATCAAAGCGGTATTCTTGAAACCCGATTGCAGGGTGTTGGCACAAGCATTTATGCCTTTGCAAAAACTACGGGTATGGATAGTTCAAGTGCTTTGGGTATGATGCAGGAGGCTTTGCAGGTAACAGCCGACAGTGCCGCATATTATGACCGTTCGCTTGAAGACACCGCAGAAAGCCTGAAATCGTTCTTGAAAGGCAACTTTGAAAATGATGCCGCACTCGGTTTGTCCTGTACTGAAACCACACGAAATGCGGCGGCTAATAAGCTGTATGGCAAGTCATTTACGGATTTGTCGGAATCGCAGAAACAGCTCACGCTTTTGCAAATGGTCAAGGATGCTAATCAGCTTTCGGGTGCTATGGGACAGGCAAGCCGTGAAGCAGACGGTTGGGAGAATGTAACAGGCAACCTCAGAGAAAGTTGGAAACAGCTCCTTGCCGTAGTCGGTCAGCCTATTCTTCAGGTGGCAACTCAGGTTGTAAAGCGGTTGAGTTCCGCACTTGCGACTTTAACGGAATATGCCAAAGGTGCGGTTGAATCGCTTTCAAAGGTCTTCGGCTGGGATACAGGCAACAACACCGCAAGCAATATCAAATCTGCGTCCGATTCTGCCAAAAGCCTTACGGATACGGCAGATGACAGTTCAAAGTCACTTGATAATGTTCAGAAAAGTTCCGAAAAAGCAAAGAGAAGTGTTGCGGGCTTTGATAAGCTGAATGTGCTTTCAAGCTCTGACAGCTCATCTTCAAAGTCAGACACCTCTTCATCAAAAAGCTCATCGGGCGGTTCATCGGGCGGACCTGTTGCAAAGAATGTTGTCAAGGACACAAGCAAAAACCTTTCGGGGGCATTCAAAAATCTATACGAAAAAAGCGGATTCAAAGGCTTTGTCGAGAATGTACAGAAAGGTATTAACAAGGTTGATTGGTCAGCTATAGGCAAGAACTGCAAGACTGTTTTTGATAATGCTGTTCCAATAGTTCAAAAGGCATTCGGCACAATGCAAAAGGTCGGTTCTGCAAAACTCGGGGCAATCGGCTCTGCATTCGGAGCTGTTGCAACAATCGGCGGAAAGTCGTTTCAGACCATTTCAGGCGGTGTTGCTAAGTGGATTTCAAAAGACAGGGAAAAGATTATCGGCTTTATCGACACCATAGGCAACAATCTTACAAACGGCTATAACAACCTGTCAACCTTTTTCGATAACTTCGGCACACTTGCAGGCAATGCAATTGACAATGTTCGCCCTCAAATGGAAGAACAAATTTCCAATCTTTTAAGCGGTCTTACAACCTTTGCGGGCTCAGTCGGCGAAGTTGTTTCGGGTGCGTTTTCAACTGCAATCGAAAGCCTTGTTGAATGGACTGAAAATGACGGTGCAACAATCACTGAATTTCTCGAAAATTTACAATTGCAGTTTGCAGATGTGTTTAACTTTATCGGTCAGATTTTCGGAGATATCGGAACAATTATCAGTAATTGGTGGAACGGCAACGGACAGCAGATTTTTCAGAATATCTGCAATATGTTTACCAATATCGGCACAACCCTGATGAATGTTTACAATCAATGGATTAAGCCTGCGTGGGATTTTATCGTAGCAATCGTAAAGTCAGCTTGGGAAAACTGGCTGAAGCCTGTTTTTGAAGGTGCAATAAACTTCTTTGGTAAGGTTGCAGACTGTGTTTCAACCGTGTGGAATAACTTTCTGTCGCCGTTTGTAAACTGGCTTGTCAGCTTTTGGGGACCTATATTTCAGAATGTTTTCAATGCCGTAAAAAGAGTATTTGATAATGTGTTTACATTTATCGGTGAATTGGTTACTTCCATTCAGAAAACATTCGGCGGTCTTATTGACTTTATCACAGGTGTTTTTTCGGGAGATTGGAAAAAAGCTTGGCAAGGTATTTACGACTTTTTCAAAGGTATTTGGGATGGTATTTGTGCCGTGTTTAGATTTATTGTAAATGCTATCATTGACGGTATTAACGGCTTGTGGACGGGTATTTATAACTTTGTTTCCGGTGTTATCAATGCAATCGGCGGAATTGCAGGGGCAATTGGTTCTGTCATCGGGCAGGATTGGAGCTTTTCAATGCCTGAAAATCCGCCTCTCATTCCGAGATTTGAAGAACCCACAGAATCACCTGCACGAAAATTTGCAAAAGGCGGTATTGTTAAAGCTCCGACACTTGCTGTTGTCGGCGATAACGCAGGCGCTAACAGCGGTAACCCTGAGGTTATTTCTCCGCTCAACAAGTTGCAGGGTATGCTCGACAATTCGGGCGGTCAGGATACAGTGATTCTCACACAAATTCTTGACCTGCTTAAACGCATTTATGAAATGTTCATTATCTTTCGCAATAACGGCGGCAACACTTATTCGTTTACTGCCGAGCTTGAGGGTTCAACGCTTTTTGAAGAAATGATAAGACAGGATGAGCTTTACAGACGCAGACACAACGGTAAATCCGCATTCGCATAAAGGGGGGATGATATGTCAAATTATAACGGCTATTTGCTTAAATTCGGCAACAACATAATGCCGAATAAGTACATTACCGCATTTTCATCAACTCCGAATCAGCGACTTGAAACTTCTGCGGAACGAGATCAGAACGGTACGCTTCAAAGGGCAACGCTGCCAAATTACAAAACAAAAATTTCGTTTTCAACTCACATTCTTCATCTTGACGAAAAGATTGATTTTCAGTCGATTATCAACCTCTCAATGGCGAATAAGTTACAGAGAAAGTGCAGGGTAACTTATTGGAACGATGAAACGAACAGCTATTACACCTCTTATTTTTATATTCCTGATATCGAATATACCGTAATGACCGCCGAAAAAAGTGATATAACCTATCAGCCGATTACGGTTGAGCTGATTGAGTATTAAGGGGTGATTCTTAAAAATGCTTGTATCTAAAGAAATTGCTGATAAGCTGAAAACAAACACACTTTACAACACCGTTGCCCTGCATTCTCCTGACGGCAGTTTTGAGGATATAACCGGTGAAAGTATCGTGCTTAACAGTTTTTCGCTTGAAAATGAAATCGTTGAAAAAGAATTGAAATTCGGCGGTTGCATAGCCTCTGAAATGAGCGTGAAACTCATTGATTATGATTGCTCGGCTTTGATAGGAAAGACGGTACAGGTCATCATAACGGCAACATATCTTGAATCGGAGCTGTATCCGTCAGATGATTTGTACCCGTCAAATACTCTTATTTGTCCTGCCGAAACAGGCACGGTTGAATGTCCTGCTTTCTACGGTAAAATTCAGTCGGCTCAAAGAGATAAAAAACAGCGTAACATCGTCAAAATCACAGCCTATGACGCTTTTTATGATATGTCAAAGGTGGATATGTCTTTGTGGTTTGGAGGCAAAGAGAACTATGGTTATGCGCACTATCAAAAAGACGATAATTTTAAGAGCTTTTATTCAATAATCGCAGAATTTGCCAAAGATTATGCAATTACAGGGGTTTCACCGCCGAGCTTATCTATCTTTAGTGTACCGCTGAAATTTGATGATACCTGCGTGGAAAAGGTTATAAAGGACATTACCTTGTCAGATTTAATCCAAGCTTATGCAGAATTAACTTTGAGCTTTGCCGTTATAGATGCCGACGGAAAAATGCGTTTTAAAAGGCTGTATTCTCAATCTTCCGTTGAAACAATCGATTCGTACAAAGATTTATCCTTTGAAGATTACGAACTTGAGCCTATCCGTATGTACAGTGCTAAGTTTGCAGATAAAAAAGCGTTTTTGTATGGCAACAGTAACGATTTTTCGTGGTATGTTTCCGATAACATTTTGATGAGGTGCAGAACAACAGCAAGTGATATCGGCACAAAATATAATTCTGTTAATTTTTTTGGTGATGTATATAAATACCGCCCGACAAAAATTAAGCTGTTTTCGTATTGGTGGCTTGAGGCAGGCGATAAGTACACAATTAAAACTCCGTTTGAAGATTTGCCGACAATTGAAACATTTGTGTTCAATAAGAAAATGAACGGATTTATAACTACCCTCACATCAAAGGGCGAAAAACGATTAGGAAAGGAAATAAAAGAAAATGAACAAATACAATAAAATTGTCTTTGTGAACGGATCTGCTCCTGCTCTTAATGCCGACAACCTCAACCATATGGATGAGGGGATTGAACGGGCAACAGACGGGGTTACAGCTGTTGAAGAGGCTCTCAAAACCGCAACGGCAGATTTAACCACTGTAAAATCGGAAGTCGAAACCGCAAGGGGAAGCTCCTCAAGCCTCAACGCAAGGCTTAACGGGATTGATTCCGCTGTAACAAACAAAGCCGAAAAAAGCACGGTCAGTCAGCTGTCGGCACGAATGCAGACGGCAGAAACATCTCTTGCAGGTAAGGCAAACGCAACAGATGTAGCCAATGCACTTAAAGGGAAAGAGGATGATTCAAACAAAGTGAGTTCCAAAACGGACATCACAGACAGCAGTACCAATTATCCGAGCATTGAATATCTTGGCGAGTATTATTACGATGCAAACGAAGTTTACTCATCAGAAGAAACGGACAAGCTCCTTGCGACCAAATACGATTCTGCCAACATAGAGAGCGGTACATCAACACTTACGCCGTACTCAACCGTCACCGATAAAATCAAAAATGCAAACTGTACATATAAGACGATTGGTGACATCGTAATCGTCAGTGCAACGGTCAAAATGAATGCGGCTACAATTGGAGCAAACAGCACATATCCGCTGATTGATTTGCCGTACAAATGCATTGCCGAGGACAATGTTTTTTGTGTCGGCATTTCAAACCTTGGCAAGGTCTTTAAATTTGCTGTGTTAAAAAATAACACTTGGTTGCAGTTTCAGACACAGGATAAGACGGCTTACACATTCGCAGACGGCGAACAAATCAATGTGATTTGTTCGTACAAAATTAAATAACGGAGGTAAAAATTATGGAACTTAAAGAAAAAATCACACTCGATATGCTCACAAAGGACAGCGTGTCGGTACTCAGACAGCAGTTTTTGACCTTTAACGGTGAAGAAATGCAGGTCGGCGGAAACATCCGCAA